ATCAGTTTCTGCTGTACCCGCTGTTTCAATGGGGCTGGAAATACTTGCAGGCTATGGGCTGGGTTCCTGTTGGCATGGAGCCACCGCCAGTACTAGACGCGGACCAACTCTGGGTGATATTATCAGGTATCTTGGGCATTGCCGGTATGCGTTCTTTTGAGAAGAGCAAAGGCGTTGCCAGCAAATAAAGGTAGCCCATGCCATTACAAAAAATCCTGTTTAAGCCGGGCGTGAATAAAGAGAACACGCGATACACCACTGAAGGTGGCTGGTACGAGTGCGACAAAATCCGTTTCCGTCAAGGCAATCCAGAAGTTATTGGTGGCTGGCAGCGCATTTCCTCGTCTACATTCTTGGGCGTGTGCCGTTCATTGTGGAACTGGGTGACGCTAGGCAACCTGAATCTGATTGGTGTTGGTACTAACCTGAAGTTCTACATTGAGTCGGGCGGTGGCTACAACGACGTCACGCCCATTCGCGCTACAGCTACGCTGACAAACCCATTCACAGCCACACTGGGCTCAGCAGTCATCACGGTTGCCGACGTCGCGCACGGCTGCGGTACTGGAGATTTTGTAACCTTTAGCGGGGCTACAGGTCTTGGCGGCAACATCACAGCAGGTATCTTGAATCAAGAATACCAAGTCACGGTTATTGACGTCGACTCCTACACAATCACTGTTGGCGCAAATGCCAACGCTACAGACGTATCAGGCTCTCCCGGTGGTGGCACAGTAACCGCTGCTTATCAACTCAATGTCGGCCCCCAGATTCAAATCCCTCTGGTCGGTTGGGGCGCTGGTGGTTGGGGCTTTGGTGGCTGGGGTGCAGGCGTTTCCAACACCATTGGCTTGCAGTTGTGGAACCAAATTAACTACGGCGAAGACCTCATCTTTGGCCCCCGTGGGGGCGGTATTTACTACTGGGATGCAACCGGAGCATCCGCCCTTACAACTCGCGGCGTTAACCTGAACACCCTTGGCGGCACAGTATCTTTTACAAACAGCGCGGTGACGGGCGTGCCGACGTTGGTGACTTCTACAGTTTTGTTTACTGAAGGCGCGGCCATCCAGTTCTCTGGTGGTTCTTTGCCGACTGGCATCACTGCGGCGACTACGTACTATGTGTTTCAAGTCAACGGCCTGACATTCAATCTGTTGGACTCAGCAGGCGCAGAAATCTCTACAACCTCCACAGGTACAGGCTCGGTGTCATTGATTGTGGACGTGCCGACCACGGTGAACTCTTTCACGGTCTCGGATTCCTCGCGCTTTATTATTGCGTTTGGTTGCAACGACTACGGCTCGGCCACCATTGACCCCATGTTAATTCGCTGGTCTGGGCAGGATGACCCCTACAACTGGACACCCGACCCCACAAACCAAGCAGGCTTTACACGCCTCTCGCACGGCTCCGAGATCATTACAACAGTGCAGACTCGTCAAGAGATTGTGGTGTTCACAGACTCAAGCGTGTACTCGCTTCAGTACCTTGGCCCTCCCTACGTGTGGGCTCCGCAGCTTCTTGGCGACAACATCTCCATCATCAGTCCAAACTGCGTGGTGCAGGCGTCAGGCATTGTGTATTGGATGGGCGTGGATAAGTTCTACGTCTACGATGGCCGCGTCAACACGCTTAACTGTGACCTGCGCCGCTATATTTTTCAAGACATTAACCTTGACCAAGAGGCACAGGTGTTTGCTGGTACGAACGAAGGATTCAACGAGATCTGGTGGTTCTACTGCTCTGCGGACTCCACCACTGTTGACCGCTACGCGGTGTACAACTACCAAGAGAAAGTCTGGTATTACGGCACGATGGCACGAACAGCATGGCTTGACTCTGGCTTACAGCCTTCTCCTTTGGCGGCTACGTACTCCTACAATTTGGTCAGCCAAGAGCAGGGGCTGGACGACAAAGAAACAGCCACCACTGTGGCGCTCAACGCCTACATCTCTTCGTCTGAGTTTGACATTGGTGACGGCCACAATTTTGGGCTTGTTACTCGTATCATTCCCGATGTGACCTTTGACGGCTCAACGGTGAACAACCCATCGTTAGATTTTGCTGTACGCCCTCGTCAATTCCCCGGCACAAACTACGGCACAGCGGACTCACCCACAGTGACCAGCGCCGACAATTACCAAAACCAACGCTATTACACCGTGCAGCAATTTACACAGCAGGTTTTTGTGCGAGTGCGTGGCCGCCAAATGGCGTTCAGAGTGACGTCTAATGATCTTGGCGTGGCTTGGCAGTTAGGTGTGCCGCGAATTGATACCCGACCAGACGGCAGACGTTGATGGCACTTCCACAGTTCAAAATTGCCCCAATAATTGCGCCGCAGCAGCCTCGGCTGTTGGCGGCTCCGATGCAGTACGACGCTCAGTACCAAGAGCAGTACTCCAACGCCCTGCGTCTGTACTTCAATCAACTTCAGAACTTTCTCCAGCTTTTTACAACTGAGACCGGCGGGGCGCTGTTACAGTTCCCCTTCATTACAGCATCCGACAGTGTCACGCAATATTTGACTGCGGCAAACACTCCTACTATTGTTCAGTGGGATACGCTAGAGGGCGGTAACGGCTTCACCTTAAACCCAAGCTACACAGCTACGGCCATAGTTTCGATACCGTTAAGGTTCCCGCGGTTATCCAGCATTGGCACCGTCATTACGATCCGGAAATTAGCCATAGGCGCGATAGTCGCGTAGGTATTGTTGCTCGGAGTAATGTAATTATCCGCCGGGATAACGATCACGCTATTAGCTGTAATTGTTGGCGGTGGAAAGTCGTAGGTATTCCAAACGTTTGTATTACTTAGGGCCGCTGCAATAGAGGCGCGTAGTGTAGTTATAGGCGCTGTCATTTTTAGCCGACCATAGAATTAGGGTTCATATAACCGGCGATAAGTCCTCGGATCTTGCCGATCATCGAGTTACCCATACGGTAAGGGCTAGGACTAAAACCGTCTACGGATACGCCGCCTGTTTGAGATACCTGTCTAGCTTGAAAAACATCTGTAGCTAAAATCATCGCGGCCTGACGTACGGCAGGTGTAGCCGCGTAAGCTGTAGTTTTTGTATCTGCTCCTACAGCTGAGCCGTATGGCAAAATACGAGCAAAATTAACGTTAGCGGCTGTCTTAGAAAATTGGATAAAGCTATAGCCGTTTGGCCAGTTCCACGTGTAAGGGTTCCAAACAAGGCTCGGGATCTGATTGACCGTACCGGCGCTCCACGGCATCGTACCGGTAATTGTGTAAGTGCCGTTATATGTCGCACCGCAATTACTCAGAGTAACGCTCTGACCAGTACTAAAGATAGCCGGGTTAGCGATCATTACGGTTGCTATATTATTTTGTAACGTAGCTCCTACGACCGGAGCTGAGTCAAACCATAAAAATTGGTTAAGGATATCTTGAGCAGTTTGGCAGCACTCCTCGATTACGCTATCCGGATATAAATCCTGAATACCTAAATTGTCGCGTAACTCTTGCTCGGTTACGTACGTTGCCGCCACGGTCTTACTCCTTACTTAATAGGGCCGGTAGGGCTCAAAGGGCTAAGAGCCCTACCGACTACTAGGGTCTAACTACGCCTTTAGATATCTAACGATACCGTTAGGCATTTTTGCGATTGTTGCCATAAATCCATAGATAGCGACCTGTACTTGTAGGTTGCTTACTACGTTTACTGACATATACGCCTGAGGTGAACGGTAAACAGTAAACGCCTCAGGTGCCAAAATTAGCGCTGAGCCGTCGTCTACTGTTGTCGCTGCAAAGTTCTTGTCTACGAATAGATCAAGGCCTAGTACGTTACCGCGGATAGACTGAGGGCCTACCTGTCCGGCTGCGTTCATTGGCTGGATAGCGTTATAGATAGGTCGCTTTGTGGTATCTGTCGCGCCCATTAGGAGCTGCCATTGTGCAGCATTTCCTACGTAATTCTGAGCGAAATATCCGGTTCCCTTGTATACCTTAGCTGCCGCCTCTGAGGCGAAAGCGATAACGCCATCGCTATCAGCTGTAGTAGCTGTAGCTGATTGACCAGCTGAAATAAGAGCAGCTAGTACGGTGGTATCGATTGTAGTGAGGTATGCGTTCTGTAGTTGCTGTGTTAGTTCAGCGTAGAAATTAGGATCTGAGCGCTCTAGGAGTTCTACTGAGATCGTGTTCATACCTGAGTACTTAGATACTGTACCTGTTAGGTATTCAGTAACCATACCTGTATTAGCAACAGCTCCGGCTTCGGCCTCTACTGTTACGGCAGGTGCAACACCTGAACCGCCACCGGCTGAGGTAACGAGTGATGGGACTGAGATCGTCATACCGCTGTTAGGCAAAACTCCCTGAGAGCAGGCATCGATAGCAGGTGTACCAAAGCGTGTATTAGTTACAAACTCTGTTAGGTACTGAGTAGGGTTAAATGCAGGGTTTGTAGAGAAAGAGTCATCGGCAGCTGTTACGTAGAGCTTTGACTCATCGC